GCTCGATCCTGAGTACGCTGCGCTTGCGTATCTGCGTCCGTTCCAGACTAACGATCTGGCTAAGACGGGCGATAGCGAGAAGACTCAGCTTTTGGCCGAGTTCACGCTGGAGATGCGCAACGAGGCCGCTCATGGCATCGTGGCCGATCTTAATGCAGCTCTGTGATTGACCGTGTGCTGATCGCATGATAGGCTACCCTCATCTAACGGTGGGGGTAGCCCATGCAGTGCAAAGTAGATGAATGCGGTGGAAAGCATAAGGCTCTTGGGTATTGTTATAAACACTACGTTAGGTTCAAGAAATACGGATCGCCAGATGACCGAAAGTGGTCGCAAGCTTCACTTGAGCGCAGATTTTGGTTAAAAGTTTGGGCTAATGATCCCGATGATTGTTGGTTGTGGCTAGGCACAAGACTTAAAAATGGATACGGCAGAATCAGTTTAGGAAGTAAGTCGCTTGGAACAGATGGTGCGCATAGAGTTAGTTGGATGATTGCAAACAAAGCAGTCATCCCTGCTGGGTTGGTTGTAATGCATTCTTGTGATAACCCAAGATGCGTGAACCCAAAGCACCTTAGTCTTGGGACGCCAAAAGAAAACACGCAAGACATGATCAATAAAGGCAGGAGAGTTATAGCTGCTCCTGTCGGCAATGAGAATGGCAAAGCAATCCTAGACGCGGAAAAAGTAAAACTGATCAGAGCCAGCACCGAAAGTCATGCAGCATTAGCTAGGCAGCTTGGTGTATCGCCTAACTGTGTTCGAGGCGTGAGGACTGGCAGAACATGGAGCCATGTAGCCTAGATGCCAAGATTATTCTCAGTTCATGACGGGCGCTACACCGTAGCCCACGAGACAGAAAACGGTGTGATTCTGGAAACGAAGCAGGACGTTTCCGAAATCATTGACGCCAATAAACGGCAGTTCAACTTGTCTGATGGCAAGTTCAAGGATGTCGTGACGCACATTGCTCGACTGCCGCTGACTGTGATCGACGATCTGAACCGCAAAGGGATCATGCGCGGATTCAAGGTTGTGGACGATCTTGCATTCCGAGCATTCTTGAACCACCCTGACAACCGGTTTTTCCGTACACATCCGGGGAAAGTTTGAAAGTTGCCATCTGTGTCCCATGCCGGGACGAAGTGATGTCTGGATTCTGCTTCGACCTTGCTAGACTGGTGGGGTACGAAGCGAAGCGCGGTGTAAATGAGATTCAGCTACTCCAGATGCCTGGAACGTTGATCTTCACGCAGCGCGAGAAACTGGCTCAGGAGGCGTTAGAGTGGGGTGCAGATCAATTGTTGTGGATTGACTCCGATCAACGGTTTCCTGCCAACACGCTCGAAGTGCTGCAAGCCAGACAGGTGTCGATGATCGGGGTGAATGCGACTACCAGGCGGGAGCCGATTCTGCCGACTGCGCTGAACCTGAAGATTGAACGTGAGATGATTAACGGCAAGGCTGAGGGCGAGCCGTATCAGGTTTGGCACAAAGTTGAATCGCGTGGGAAGAAGGGCATAGAGCAGGTGACAGCGGTAGGTTTCGCGTGTACACTTGTTGCACGAGAAGTTTTCGAGCGCGTTCCCCGTCCGTGGTTTGACATTATTTGGACGGACTTCGGAAACGTGATCGGGGAAGACGTTACTTTCTGTGTCAGGTGCATGGAAAATGACATTCCCGTCTGGGTAGACCACGAATTGTCGATGCACATCGGACACATCGGAGTCAAGACATTCGGATGGGATGACGTAAAGCATGGCTCTGACAACGTACAGCGACCTACAAACAACGGTCGCAAACTATCTCGCAAGAAGCGATCTAAGTAGCCAGATCCCCGACTTCATTCGGCTGGCTGAGATTCGCTTACGTCGGGAACTTCGCATCCGTCAGATGCTGAAGAACGTCACGACCACGACCACCAGTGGTGATGCCACCGTTCAACTGCCGTCAGACTTCCTTGAGATGCGCGATCTTTACATCGATGGAGATCCGCGCCAGCCTGTTAGCTACCTGACTCCGAGTCTATTTACTCGCAACGCTCAGGCTACCTATAGCGGCAAGCCGTTTCAGTACACGATCCTGGCGAACGAATTCAACTTCGCTCCGACCCCTGATAGTCAATACACGCTTTACATGCTGTATTACGCTTCGCCACCGTATCTGTCGGACACGCAGACAACGAATGTCTGGACAGTCAACGCGATGGATTGTTTGCTGTATGCCACGCTCGGAGAGGCGGAACCGTATCTTATGAACGATGCGCGGCTGGCAACCTGGGCGAGCCTGTATCAGCGTGGTGTAGACAGTCTTACCAAGTCGGACGATGACAGCGAGTTCAGCGCGTCACCGTTGACGATGAGAGTAGCGAGCCGGTAATGGCACTCGTACTAAGAGACAGAGTAAAAGAAACAACGTCCACTAGCGGGACGGGATCGATCACTTTGCTAGGCCCGGTGCAAGGCTTCCAGGGGTTTAGCACAATTGGTGATGGCAATACGACCTATTACACCATCGTTGCGATCTCGGAGTGGGAAGTAGGGATTGGAACGTACTCTGCTGGTATTTTGACTCGTGACACTGTTCTGGCGTCATCGGATGGTGGTGCAAAGATTGGGTTTGGCACTGGCATCAAGGATGTATTCTGCACGCTGCCATCTGCGAAAGTTGTAGTTTTAGACAATTACCCGATGAACGGTGCAACAAGCACCAGTTCACCGAATGACACGGTAAATGTTGCAAGTCTTACGCCGGAAGTTGCCAGCACGAATGGCGACATTGCGATTGTCCCGAAAGGAAGCGGGGCAATATTAGGCCAGGTTCCGACAGCCACTTCTGCTGGTGGCAATAAGCGCGGAAGCTATGCCGTTGACCTACAGTTGAGAAGGACGAGTGCTTCTCACGTTGCGTCTGGATTGTATTCAGGGGTGCTGTCAGGCTATCGCAACCGAGCAAGCGCAGAATCATCTGTTGTTGCTGGTGGGGAAGTTAACTGGTCTAGCGATATTTTTGCTGCTATCGGTGGCGGCACCTCCAACATTGCTAGTGCAGCGTATGCAACTGTTGCCGGTGGTCAAAACAATGGAGCGTCTGGACAGCATGCTGGCGCGTTGAGCGGATACTTGAACACTGCTTCTGGAACGCAATCGATTGTCAGCGGCGGCAGGAACAATATCGCAAATACGCTGTTGACCACGATCAGCGGCGGACGGGACAACACAGCGTCTGGTAGTTACGCCACGATTGGTGGCGGATTCACCAATGCTGCGTCTGGGCAGTACACAACGGTTGCAGGCGGTTCTAACAACACAGCGTCTAGTAATTATTCGTCCATCAATGGTGGGCAAACCAACTCTGTTACTGGAACTCACGCCGTAGTCGCTGGCGGTCAGTCAAACACTGCATCCGCTGCGAGTGCTGCTGTCGGCGGTGGTGGCAGTAACACGGCATCCGGGTTGTATTCGTATGTCGGGGGTGGATTCACAAATGTAGCGTCAAACACTTATTCGGTTGTTGCTGGCGGCAACACCAGCACAGCGTCTGGCCTGTTGTCCTCCATCTTGGGTGGCAGTAATAACCTTGCTTCAGGGCGTTCATCCAGTGTTGTTGGTGGCGAGTATGGGACGACGAGAGGGATTGTCGGCTATCTCGTAACACCAGCATCGTCAGTCCCGATTGAGGCAAAACTAGGAGTCCAGCAGGCCGGTTGTTTGATTCTTGGATGCCAGACAACAGATGCCACTGCAACTAAGTTAAGAAGCGATAGCAACGTTGCTGGCGCAACAAATCAGTTGATCTTGCAGAACAACTCAGCTGCGATGTTGTTCATCGATCTTATTGGCTGGGATCAAACGGACTACATAACCGTTAATGTGATCAATGGTTTGATTGTTCGAGGTGCGAACGCTGCATCAACAGTACTCAAGAGTCCTGGCTACCAGAACTATGAAAAAAGCACCGGCGCATCAACATGGCTGATGGCACTGTCTGCTGATACGACAAACGGTGGATTGATTATCACCGTTACCGGGCAAGCCAGCAAAACAATTCGATGGGTTGCTAGAGTGTTTGCTACTGAGGTTGGCTTCTAATGTTTGGCTTCTCGTCTTTTTCGGAAGCCCCGTTTAGTTCTTTAGTCAGTGCCGGTGTTGGCTGGAACGAGGTTCGAGGTAACGCTGATACCTGGCGGCAAGTTGATCCGACGAACGTTGGTTTTCTTGTGCTGGACAGTGATGGTGACGAGTATCGAGTCTCGTTTACCGTCCTGACGAATCAAGGTTACGTTGTGTTTGCGAGTGTATTAAACAGTTCTGGGCAAACGTTTGTTCCGATCAGTGAATCGTGGCAAACTGCCTCGGTAGG